GTAAATATATGTGTGGTATATATGGTTTAGTATTAAGTAAAAATGAAAATATATATGAACTAATTATAAATGGTTTAATACAATTACAGAATAGAGGTTATGATTCCTCTGGATTAGCGGTATTAAATAATAATAAGAATACATTTGAAGTGATTAAATATGCATCAACCGATAATATGAATTCATTAGACAAATTACATTTAATAACAATACCAAAAAAAGACGAAGAACAATCTTTGATAGGAATGGGTCATAATCGTTGGGCAACACACGGTGTAAAAGATGATATAAATGCGCATCCTCATTTATCCAATAATAAAAAATTTGTTATAGTTCATAATGGTATTATAGAAAATTATAGTAAATTAAAAGCAGAATTAATTCAAAATGGTTATGTTTTTATTTCGCAAACAGATACAGAAGTAATAGTAAATTTAATTGAATATAATTATACTATATATAATGATACTTTTGAGGCAATTAAAAAAACTATTGATGTTTTAGAGGGCACATATGGTTTGATAATACAAAGTATAAATGATAAAAACAAATTATATTGTGTACGTAATGGTTCACCACTACTAATTGGTCAAAATGAAGATAAAGTGATTATAACATCCGAACAAAGTGGGTTTTGTAATATGGTAAAAAATTATATAACATTACATAATGACGATATATGTGTAATTGAAAAAAAGGAAAATAATACTATTTTAATAAATACTTCAAATACCTATTTAAAGAAGAAAGTATCAAGTGTTGTTACAGAATTGACACCGTATCCATTTAATCATTGGACATTAAAAGAAATAAATGAACAGTCAAATACAGTATTAAATGCAATAAATAAAGGAGGTAGAATAAAAAATCATTCAGAAGTAAAATTAGGAGGTTTAGAACAAAATGTGGATATATTAAAGGAAATTAGTAATATAATTATACTCGGTTGTGGTAGTTCCTATTTTGCAGGGTTATATGGAATGCATTATTTTAAACAAATATGTAATTTTAATACAGTTCAGGCGTTTGATGGTGCGGATTTTAATGAAGTTGATATACCAAAGTTAGGGAACACTGGTATAATTTTGATATCACAATCAGGTGAAACAAAGGATTTACATCGTTGCATAAGTATAGCAAAAAATAATAGTATAACCACTATAGGTATTATAAATGTGGTAGATTCGTTGATAGCGAGAGAAGTAGATTGTGGTATTTATTGTAATGCGGGAAAGGAAGTTGGTGTTGCATCAACAAAAGCATTTACAAGTCAATTAGTATGTTTAAATTTGTTATCTATATGGTTTGCTCAAATACATAATATAAGTGAGAAAAAACGCATTACAATGATAAGAGATTTGCATAATTTGTCAAATGACATTAAAAATACAATAGAATCGTGTGAGATTGAAACACAGAAAATTGCAAAGAATTTTAAGGAGACAAATATGTTTTTGATTGGTAAAGGAAGTGATGAGTGTATAGCTAAAGAGGGTTCATTAAAAATAAAGGAAATATCATATATACATAGTGAAGGATATTCATCCAGTTCATTAAAACACGGACCATTTGCTTTATTAGACGAGCACTTTCCTGTAATTATAATAAATCTAGACCAAACACATAAGACCAAAACATTAAATTGTTATCAGGAGGTTGCATCGCGTAATTCACCGATTATATTTATTACAAATGATATAACAATTTCAAAGGATGTAGATTGTGAAATACTTTTCGTTCCAGAAAACAAAACATTTGCTTCATTATTGGGTATAATTCCTATCCAATTATTAGCATATTATTTGTCGTTAGACAGAGGTATTAATCCAGATAAGCCTAAAAACTTAGCAAAGGTTGTGACGGTTGAATAAATTATATAATTTTTTATATATAATTTATTATTTGTTAAATGCGAAACTTATTAAATATCTAAATATCTAAACTGACTGTGTTACTTGCCGATTTTTTGCGTCGACTTCTTTTTGGCATATTTCCATTTCCTTGTAAATCTTTTAAATCACTAATACTAATAGTACTGCTATCGTTAATAGTTTGTGGTGGGTGATTTGATTGTTGTGAGTTCGAATCTTGTATATTAATGGTTTTAGTTTTTAATCCAGAGAGAATATCTGAAATATCGGATGGTCCTCTCATTTCAGGTCGTATTGTTCTTTTACTGGTTCTATCTTGTAGTTCAGGTCTCTCAAAATTTTCTCTAAGACTAATTCCATCATTTACTTCACTATAATTACTACGACTTAAATTTAAGTCAGGTCGATTAGCATAATTATTATTTCCTGGTCGCACGAGTGGTGTAGGGATTGCATTTGGACCTTGAGTTTGCATAGCTGGTGGTGGTCCCATACCTCTAGGCACTTGTGGTTCAGGATTCATTAAATTAGTCATAAACCCAGAAAATCCAGGACTGCTTTGAGACATAGTATTTACAGCGGCGTTTTGAAAAGAACGCATTAAATCCGGATTTTGTCTTAGAATATCGTCCATACCAGGCATAGCGGATTTAAACATTGTGTTTGTCATATGTACCATCATAGCACTTCCGCCAAGTTGAAATAATAGTTTCAATTCAGGCGCCATAGATGCCTTACTCTTATATTTTTCATACAATTCAGAGAAGATATCGTCATAGTCTGTAATATTTTCATTGACTTGTTCACTCCATCCGTCGAGTTTAATATCAAATGGGTCAAATTTACCGTTTAAAAATTCAATTCCATTTATACAAGCCATTAACATATTTCCTTGAAACTTAACAGAATTTTGTTTAGATTTCTCTTCCATAATAGTCTCATATTCTCCCTCCATTTCCTGAAGGGATGAATCCATATTATATTTTTTGGATAACTCAACTCCTTTTTTTTCTAAAGCTTCAAGCTTTCTTAAATATTTAAATTTCTCTCTTAACAGCTCCTCCTTACTCATTTTTTGTTCTAATGGAACTGTTCTATCTGGGTTTAAAGGTATGTTATTAAATTTGCCGTATCCATCCCAAGTTTTATTGTCATTATCGGATGATGCAGTAAAAGAACCTATATTTGGGTCTTTATTAGTATTATCGCTAAATCTAACAGAATGTTTTTCATCAAATCCTGCAGAAAAATTTCCAAACAAATCAGATTTGGGTTTAAAACTATCTGTTGGTATTTCATCGACTAATCCATTTAATTCATTTTCTAAATTATTTAAATCATCAAAATCAATGTCACTATTAAGCTTTGTATTTTCTTTATTTTTATCATTCATTAATAATTCAAGCCCTCCTCCAAAATTGGTCGATTTTTTATTCCATTCACCATTACCAAAATTATCATCGTTTAAATCGAGTTCCGAAATTTCAATTATATCACCCATTATTATTCATTAAATAGAACATTTAATTTTAAGTATTACGAATGGAAATATATATTTTTAATAAAAATAGGTTAAAATATATATTTATGTATATTTATATATATTTATATTTTTCTATCATTTATAAACCATAAACCCTGTAAAAATGAATCAGATAAGTCATCTTTTTTTTTATGAGAATTAAAATATTGTAAGTGTTCATTAAATCTGAAATCAGATGAAATAGTTTCTAAACATTTTGATATTCCTATTTTTTTCCGTTCACTATATTTAGTTTTTTGTTTAATATTGCAATCTTTAAGCTTATTGGAGGCAGAAATGAATTCTATATTATCTACAAAAACTTGTGACATTACAAAATATTGTACCAACATACCTTGAATAGTCTTCATTCGTGTCGCAATAGGACTGATTTGATTTTCAATAATAACATAATTTATACAGTGTTCTTGTGAAAATAAATTATCAAAATGTAATTTAATATTGAGTCCAATATCTAATAATTTTACATCTGACGCATTAATATTCTCGATGCATTGAAAATAATTTGTTGCTATATGTTCATTAATCAAATTAGCTAATTCAAGTTTTTTAATTTTGTTTTCAAATGTAATTAAGTGTTTATTAGCAATTTCATATAAAT